GCAAACTGGCCTGGATCGACGTAGTTCCCGTTATCGTCGTAATAGCCTTGCGCCGCAAAGTTTAAATTTGGTGCAGATGTACCAACCTTCTCTTCTCGTTCTATTGAGGTTGCCTGTGGCTCCGGCTGCACCGCAAACTGGTCTGGATCGACGTAGTTCCCGCTATCGTCGTAATACCCCTGCACCGCAAAGTCGGGGCCCATGCCCCCGTCCACGCTCATCCCGGTCGTGTCCGGTTGAGCAACATCCTGCGGCGGCATTTCAACGGCAAAGTTCAGGTCTGGACCCATGCCGCCCTCGTCGATGTAATTGCCTTCGTTATCGTAGTAAGCCATTAGATCGTCGCCTCAAGCATGGGGTAGGCGCGCATGGCCCACTCCCGCCAATCGGTGAATTGATAGGGATCAGGCACGTTGCGTTGGCTGTAGCCACTGGCAGTGACGAACGCCTTCGCCCAGCCCTGCCACTCGTTCTCGTTTTCCAGCTTGCCAAACGACCACACGTCTGTGACCGACAGAATGACGCTGTCAGCCCAGTCCTTTAGGGTCATGTGCCGCGGGTCGATCATCCAATGACGGTTCCATCGCCGGGTTGCAGGTGGCCCAGACATGTACCCATCTGGTAGTCGCCACCTATGACGTTGCTCTCGAACCGGAACCGTAGCTCGCGCCGCTGTTCTTTAAAGTATATCACCTGCTGCTGCGGGATAGAAGGCGTCTGCACAATCGTTTTAACGTCGCCGTTAACCTCGGGTGCGCGGGCGTTTGCGCGGCCTGTGACCTGCACGGTCATGTCGCCGACCTGCACGAAGTCAGGCTCCAGCATCAGCACCTGAAGGGCTTTGCTAATCTGGCTCGTCACGGGCAGCGATATGTCGGCGGTCTCAAAGAACGACAGGATGGGCTGGATGTTCTGCCCGTCGATCTCGTCCATGCCGATCTCGTGGACCCAGAACTTGAACGGATTGACGAAGGTTATGTCGAACGTGGCGTCGGCCCCGGTGCCGCCCGTCACCTCCACGGGGTTTTCGGGAGCCAGCGTATAGGAGCCAGCGTTGGAGATTTGCACAGTGACTACGGCGTCGCTCCCTCCGATGGTAAGCACCGTCAGTTGGGTCGGGATGCTGTACGCGCCGCCGACTACGGTAAGCACGTCACCCACCGTGTAGCCGGTGCCACCGCCGTCAATGGTCACTTCGAAGGCCACAGCGGGCTGCGGAGCCACGCCGGTCATTAGCGGCCTGCGGAACACCGCCGGGAACAGGCCCGCAGACCGGCCACCGTTGGGCAGTTCAAGGTCGTACCATGTGTTTTCGCGGATGTTGTAGATGACGGCGTGCGTACACTCCGTGGCTCCGTCACGGGGGTAGCACCACCAAATTTCGCCGTAGCGCGGCACCTTCATGGCGAACACCTTCTGGCGGGCGGCGTAGTTCAGCCCGTCGAAGAAATAGTTGATGTTCAGGTTGTTTTCGACCTCGCGCACGACGCCGTTAAACATCAGAAAGCGGTCCACGCCGCACCAGTAGAAGACGCCGTCGTACTCGATCACGCTGTTGGACGACAGGATCGAGGTCTGGGTGGAGATCGTGTCGGCCTGGAATATTTCGGCACCGCCTACGAAGGACATGCGGATCAGGCTGTCGGCGGACCAGAACAGGCCGGAAGGCGAGTTGCCGGGGCCGCCACGGATCGGCAGGCCGCGCACGATCTTCTGGGCCGTGACGTAGGCGTCGCCGGAGCCAGCGCCGCTAAAGTCGCTTGGATCGCCCGGCACGGAAAACGCTACGTAGCCGTTTGAGCCGTAGATGAAGGTGTAGGGGTGCAGCGCCACGACGCCGCCCGTGGCGTTGCCGCCTGCTGGGATGGCGATAGCCACCAGCGGGGCGGTGCCTAGCAGGTCGCCGTAGAACACCTCGCCGCCGGTGCTGTTGCAGATGCAGCCGTAGTTCGGGGCCACCTGGGCGATGATCTGGTTGTCATCCCCCAGATTGTCGTAGGTGAACTGCCACATGTTGCCGGGGTCGGGCGTGAAGTCGCTTTCCGGCGTGCGGTCAATTATGGGGCTGGTGTTGTTCGAGGCGTCGATGAAGAAGCGCTCGACGTAGTTCGGCGAGCCGCTGTGAATGTAGGTAAGCAGGTCTTGGGTGTACTCGCTCAGTTGGGTGCTGATTTCCCGCAGGTACTTGTTGATCGAGCGGTAGCCGCCGATCTTACGCGGCAGGCCGCGCTGGAAGCGGACCCACTGCCCGTCTATGTAGGTGTCGCCCTCGAACTTTGTCCCGTCACGCTTGATGCCGGGGAGCGACTTAATCTGGAGGATGTTCTCAGGCATTAGACAAACGGCGTCAGAGAGGCGAGGACGGTAAAGGCCGCTGACCCCGTCTTGATGACCGTGTAGGTGTACACATCAATGCCAGAGACGTTACCTGCCGCAGGCGCTGCGCCCTGCCACTTGGGCGTCACCGTTGATCCATCTACCTGTACGACGTTGTTATAGTACGCGGTAGCCCCTTGGGTGACCATGAACGCCATCGTCATGGTCTGGCCGGTCGTCATGGCCGTGTTCATGGTGGTGCCAGCCGAAAACGTAATGTTCGTCGTCCAGTTGGCCGAGGCGTTGGAGGTGTAATATAGAACGCTTTGGGTGGACGGGTAGAGAGCGATAGTGCCTGTGGCCGCAGTGGCTGACACCGTGATTGGTTCAGCAATGTTGGTCAGGAGCGCGGCAATGGTGGAGGAGGTGCCGGGGACGTCGAGCGCAGCAGTAGGCGTAGCGGTCCCAACGCCGACAAAAGCGGTGCTAAGGTAAATTTTAGATGCCGCAATCTCCATTCCCTTAGTGGTGCTGTTAGTAGAGTCTACAGAATATATGGAACAGCCGTCTGCTAGACTTTGGTGGCCCCGAACAAGAAAACCATCGTCAGCGGCTGCTTGTACGTTAAACAGCCCTGTAGGCGAAGTGGTGCCAATGCCAACCCTTCCGTTAGAGATGATACGCATCCGCTCTACTTGAGAGGCGGTTTTAAACGCTATAAAATCCGTCGTACCCGCACCGGAGGTGGATTGCAGAATAAGGTTAGACGCGGCTCCAGTTCCGCCGATAACCAGTGGCGCGGTGATGTTGGTCGTGAAGGTCGGGGTGGTACCGAATACAAGCAAACCAGAGCCGGTTTCATCTGTGACGGCGGCGGCAAGGTTGGCGCTGGATGGTGTCCCAAGGAAGGTAGCAACGCCAGTTCCAAAGGATGTTATGCCTGTGCCGCCATTGGCAACAGCCAGCGTACCGCCCAGGGTCAACGTGCCAGTGGTTGTAATGGCCCCGCCCGTTAGCGTCAGCCCTGTCGTGCCGCCTGAGCCGCTAACGCTGGTTACGGAGCCAGCGCCCGTGCCAGCGCCGATGGCAGTGCGCGCATTGGCGGCGTCAACCGCCGTGAACACGTCGATGCCGACGGACGTGCCACCCAGGTTTATGAGCGCGCCGCCTGCCGTGGTGGCACCCGTACCGCCATCCCCGATGGCAATCGGCAGAGCAGTTGACGCCGTGTCGGCCTTAACAACATCCGTGCCGTCGCAGTAGTAGATGCCCCGGCTGTCGCGCGGCACGTCCACCGGAGCCACTTGGCCGTCAGTGCCAACGGACAGGGTGTAGGAACCGCCAGTCGTGTTGTTGGCGACCCAGTACTGCTGCGTTGTGGCAGGCAGGATGACATCGACATCACCAGCAAGCTCGCCCACGAAGGAGTAGGCGATGCGGTTCAGCTCCGCGCCTGTCAGCGTGTAGTCGCCGCTCTCGGTCGCAAGGTTGATGGAGGTGTAGTCAAAGGCGAACACGGCCTGCTGGCCGAAGCCGACAGTGAAGAAGCTAATGCCGTCGGTAATGACTGTGGCGCTGTCCTCGGGGCGCAGGACCAATGTGCCCAAGGTGTTTATGGTGTCGGCCCCCTGTGCGGTGATGGTGAGGTTGCCCTCGCCGCCGTTACGAACTGAGACAAACCAGTTGTTGCCGACCGAGGAGGCGGTGGGCAGCGTCAGGGTGCCGAGGCCACCCTCCCAGACAAAGGCCGCAGCGCGGTTGCCCGCGCCAAGGGTAAAGTCGGCGTTAAAGACTGTGACGGGCTGCGACTGCGACAGAAGGCTGCCCTGGGCGATCAGGCCGTAACCAGCCAGTTGAGAGGCTTGGGCCTGCGCAGTTGCGGCACCCGCCTGGAAGCTCTCCCACGTACCGGCGACGGTCGTGTTGTCGGTCAGGTACAGAGTGTAGGTCAAACCCGTTGTTATAGAGAGCAGCGTCCCGCCAGCATTATCTTTGATCGTGATGGTGTCGGGGCCGACGTTCAGGAACTGGGTGACTTGGCCCACGCCCGTCAGCATCGCGTCGGGCATCGTGATTGAGTAGGCGTCGGTCGGCGTAACGTCGATGATCCGCGCAACGACGTTGTTGCCGGTCGCTGTTTCCAGCGGCCATTGCAGTTCCGTGTCGGCATCCAGCGCCAGGGCTAGATAGCTAACATCCGACGGGTAGATCGTGTTGCCGCCAAAAACTTGGGTAAATGACACTTAGGCCTCCTTCCGCACGGCGGAACGGTCAAGGATTTTGGCGAGGTCTTCGCCGTTAAGCATGGCCGCCGAGCGGTCGTACATCTGTTGCCAGACCGGGATGCGCTCGTCGTTCTTCAAGAAGGGCGTGGCTTCCAGCAGAGCCGCATACAGCAGCACCTGCGGCGCGTATTCGGTGAGCCAGTTGGTCTGGTTGGCGTCGTCCAGCAGGACAGGCAGCTCGTAATAGAGCACCTCGAAGGGGTACACCTCGTCCGGCGGCGGCAGAATTAGCCAGTTGGTGTAGTTGTAATCGGCGTAGAACACCGGCTCTTCCGTCAGGCTCTCGTCGGGCCAGTAGGTCCGGGCGTACTCATAAGAGCGGCTGAGCAGGAACTTGCGGACATCGTTGGTAGCGCCCGTGCCGATGTTGATTGACACCGTGTCGCGCCAGCGGTCGGGCTTCTGGTAGACGGACTGGCCGACAATCATCGTGTCGGTGACGACGTTGATGAAGCCTTGAATTTTAAGTTCACGGGCGATCCGGCGCTCGGCCAGATTGATAAGACGCGGGATTTGCTCGTAGACGATGGCGTCTTCGGCTAGGGTAGCACCACGTTCAAGATAACGACGCACGTCCTGCTGGAGCGTCGTGAAGGTCATCGTCGTCGCCATACAGCACCTACTGGTGGGTGATGGACGCCGCAACCTTACGTGAGGCTTCGACCGTCAAGCCGTTTTTATAGCGCACTAGGGGCGGCCTGTCACGGGCCACCCCTTACGCTTTGACTAACGCATACCATTCCGCAAAGTAGCCGCCAGAAGGGCCGTGATTACCAACTGAGCCGCTTGGAACGCAGTGGCGTCACCAACGAGGTAGCTGGCACCAGCGCCAACGACGGTGACGGCGGCGGCGACGTAGGTCTTCTTACCTTTAAGTTTACCAAACATGGCTGTTTTCCTTATTGAGGGATGGGGCCACCGACTGGGTAAGTCGCGCCCACAGGGGCTTGGGTGACCACAAGGGTGCCTGGAGCAACGGGCGCACCGGCAATGTTTTCATTTATTGGACCGTAGCATTTAGCCAATTTAACGGTGCCGACACGCTTGGGTTCAAGCGTGCAGGCAAAAGAGAACATATTTGACAGCCCATTACCAGCGCTTGTCGTGAAGGTGCGGATGGTGGCCACGTCGCTGCGCGACCAATTAGGGGCCTGCGGGAACTTGTCGCGGTACTGGTACAGGCTCCAAACTTGGTTGGGGCCCGGTTGATCACAGGAGCCTTTCATGTTGCCCCCAGCCACATCCGCAATAGCTGGGCCGTTTAACACTGGGCAGATTGCCATCATCTCCGGGTACTGGGCCGTGCCGCCGCCCTCGACGTTAACTGTAATCATCTTGCCGGTCGGGGTGCTGGACGAGGCGGCGCAGAGCGCAAACTTCTGGTGGCAGATTTGGTAGCTGCGGGCGTGAGCCGGAGCCGAGATGGCAAGCAGTCCAACGGCGAAGATGGCGATCTGCTTCACTTCTTGGCGGTCTTTGCCGATTGCTTGAAGGCACTGCTGGTGGGCGCTCCCGCCGAACCCGGCTTGCGCATACTCTCACCAGAGCCGCTTTTGATCCGCTCCCGCTTTGCTAAGATATTAGCGTAAAGCCCAGGCTTACTCGTCTTTGACGTGGTCATTTTCTACTGCCCTCCAAAGGCCGGTTCATGGTGATGTTGCTCTGGATGCGAATGTCTCGGTTGTTAAACGTCCAGCACTCACCTGTAGCATCAATGAAACAAACGAAAAGTAGGTCGTGCTCCATACCATAATCAATGACTAGGTGGCACCAGCCCTTTCCCTTGGGCGTATCAAGGGGCAGCGGGCTGTGCAGTTGGATCAAGGGTTAATGCCCTTGGCGTAGGTCATCTTACCCTTGACCACAGCAGCCGTAAGGACATCCTTGCGATTGCCACTGGCCTTGTAGCTACAGTGAACCCAGCCGCTGGTTGGGACGCCGGGCTTGTAGCACTCAAGGATCAGTTGGTCGAAGTCGAGGTTGTCGCGCACCCAGATGGCGAGGTCACCGTTAGGCACGCCGGGGATTTCCATATCGACTGCCTCGCCCTTGCAGTGCTGGCTGCTGGACGCGCCACCCACGGCCTTGTTTAGGGCTGGGCCGCGATAGCCACTGTTAATAAAAACAGGTTGGCCGTAGTGGGCGCGGACCTTTTCCACGACGTTCTCGCAGACCGCCTTCAGCGCCTCAATCTTGGCAGGAGACGGAGTGTTGTTGATGCCAAGCCGCCCGCCGGTCTGACTTTTGGTCAACTCTTCGAGGCTGACATGCTCGCTTACCATCATCGGCTAGACGCCACTGACCACGCTATCGCGGCTAGACCCAGGATCAAAGCGCCCGCAGTCGAGAACAGGACCATCTCAATGCGTTTGAGCTGGGCGTTAATCCCTATGTATCGCTCGGCGCAGATGGCCTCATGGACACTGAGCTTCGTTTCCATGTCATGCAGTTCCGTCATTAGCCGCGCCTTGCATCATAATCACATTAGCCTTTAGCCTGTCATTATGAGGTTCGAACGACAGGGCGTCTTTTGCGTGCTCAGTAGCCTTGTCCTTTAACCCAAGATGCCACGCCGCGATAGATGCGAGGTCGTGAGGCTGTGCCTCCCAGACTTTGGGGTCGCAGGTGTAGACTAGCTCGCGGTTGGTGATGGCCAAAGCAGATATTGCAGCACCGTAACATTCCGGCCAGCGGTGCATCTGGTAGGCGACGTTGGCCACTTCGCACCACGGTTCCCGGCTGTTGGGGGCCTCTGCGACAGAACGCCGCGCCCAGTTCAAGGCCTCGTTCTTGTCGCCCATCTCGTTGTAGCAACGAGAAATAACCCGCATGGCGTAGCATCTCTCGCCGTCCCAAGTCGCTCCGGGCAGCGCGAGGTAGCGTTTACACTCGGCAATGGCGTCGTGCCATCGGGCGTTAAAGCTAAGTTCGCGGGCGTAATAAAAGGCATTGCGCGGGTCAACTGGGTCTTCCTCGGTGGAAACGCGCAAGAGGTCTAGGTACTGCCCACGCGACTTTGTCGGGTCGGGTTTGTGGACTACGAGTAGCATATCCGTGCGCGCCCAGCGTTCTGTTATTCGGTCAGGCACCGGATACTCGTGGCACGGGTGGTGCCAGCGATAGCCGTTACGGCCATGTATCTTCTCGTAATAGAAGACGATGCCGACGCCCCAGTCGAACTTGTAGCGCAGGCGCGTCGTGCCGTAGGACCAGACGCGCTCGATCTCCTCGCGCCAGCCGGGTTGCAGCTCCTCATCGAGGTCGAGGCTAACGCAGATGTCGATGTCCTTGGGGATTAGCGCCAGTGCCGCATTTCGGGCTAGATCAAAGCGCCAAGGGCTGATGTAGATGTTGCGCACGTCAGCGCCTGCTTTACGCAGGGCCTTGACCGTGCCGTCGGTGCTGCCGGTGTCGGCGACGAGGATCAGGTCTGCGTCCTTTGCCGCTGCGCAAAAACGCTCCGCAAACAAGATTTCGTTCTTGGAGATGGCGTAGACGCAGATTTTTGGC